CAAAAGGCAAATCGGCGTGGATTGTACGCTCGGCAGCGTAGAATCCGAGGGCGCGATTGTACGTGCTGCAGCGTACAATCGTGGGGGCGTGATACTACGCCAGGGCGCGTAGAATCCGGGGCTCATCGGGGCCGCCGTCCGATCGTCGCGCCGAGGCGCTGCACCTCGGCCTTTGCTTGCTCGACGAACGATGGCGGCTCGGCCGCCGCGGGCTGTTGAAGCAGGGTGTCGAGCCGCCGGGACAAGGCAAGGATGCTCGTGTCTGGAACCCGGCGCCCGGTCGGCTCGCACCCCGCCGGCAGCCTGACAAACCAAGATACGCCGCGGGTTGCGCCCTCGCTAGCCAGCAGCCCGTACTGCCGCAGCTGCTGCCGGGCCGTCTCCACGGTGCGCTCGCTCAACGCGAGCCGAGCGCCCAGGGCCCGCGCCGTCGCGAAGCACCCACGGCCGTCACCCCGGTCGAGGAGCCGGATGCTCTCGTACACGAGTTTGTGCACGAGCGTCGGCGTCCGGGCCGCCCACACCACCCGGGTCCAGCTCATCGGCGGTTCCGTGCCTCGGGCCATGGCGGCGCGCTAGCCGCAGCTCGAGACGGCCATCCAGCGGATGCGGCGTCGGCCCGCGCGCTGCACCTGCTGGTCGCTCTTCGTGACCAGCCCGGCCTGGCAGAGTTCCCAGCGCCGCGGGCGCACGGTCGCCTCGCTCAGGCTCAAGACCTCGGCCAGCTCGCAATCGGCCATCGGCCGGGTTCGCAGCAAGGCAAGAACGCGCCGGCGCAGGCGAGTGGTCGCGCTGTCGGCCGCCGTCCGGCGGTAGCTCTCCCGGCTGGTCTCCCGCGTCCGTTGCGGTCGAGTGGGAGCGGGCGGCACCGCGCGGGCGGAGGTGGCCGCCGCGAAGTCGAAGGGGAGTTGGCCCGTCATGGCGTCGGCGTCCCGCCCAGCGCGTCCTTCACGGCGCCGGCCCCGGTCGGCGGCTTGCTCGGGCCGCTCGTCGCGGCCGCCGCCGGCTTGCCCTTGGCGGCGAGCACGTCGTCCCATTCCAGGTCTCCTTCCCGCATGGCGGCTCCGAGGCGCCGGAGTTCGTCGAGCTGCTCCTGACGCATGCGGTCGATCGAGCAACCCAGCCAGGCCTCGAGGGCCTCGGCGTTGACGCCGAGGGCGAACATCATGGTCGCGGCCCGGTGCCGGGCGGCGAGCGGGTCGCTCTTGTCCTCCTGCTGGAGCGTCGCCGCTATCTGCTCGAGGCACCGGTCCTGGATGTCGCCCGGGAGCACGCGCAACACGCCCTGCCGGATGGTCTTGCTCGCCCAGGCGCTTTCCTTGGCGAAGAGCTCGTCCTCGCTCGGCCGCACCAGGAACAGCAGGTCGCCCCGGCTGTTGTAGCGCTGCCCGAGTTCCTCCTGGCCTTTCCGCTTCCGCCGACGCTCGACCAACTTCTCGATCAGGAAGTCACTCTGATAGCTGAGGTTGGTCTCGAGATCGGTGACGACGCACCGCACGCTCCGGGCATCGGCGTTGTCCCAGAGCACGATGCGCTCCACGAGCACGTTGGTCATGCGCCGCGCCGCCACCTCGGCGAACCGGATGCTGAAGCCGGAGATCTTCGAGCCGTCGCCCATGGGCCGGTTGAACAGCGCCGCCGCGGCGAACGCTGGCCGCTTGCAATCGAGCAACAGTTGGCTCTCCACGTCGTGCCACCGGCGCGGCCGGTGCAGCGCCATCTGATATCGGGCCTGCACCGCGGCGGTCGCCTGCGCCGTGAGCGCGGCCGCCGCGACGTCACGCACCGCCGGCGGCGGGGCCGTCTCCCCCGGTGCGGGTGCCGGGAGGTTGGGCGAGGAGGGCAGGGTCGAAGCCGGGGAGGTCGACCCAGTAGCCGGGGAAGAGGCTGCGGAACTTCTCGTCTCGGACATAGCGCTCGAGCTCCTTGAACTTCGGGGTGAACCGGAACTGTCGGCTTGGGGTGCGGGTCCGCTGGTGCGTCGCCACGAGCGCATCGAATGCCTCGACCGGCGCATGCTCGGCGAGGGCGCGGGCGACGGCTTCCCAGTCGGTGGTCGGCTTGTACTGCACGTTGCTCCAGCTCGCGGTGAACTCGGGGCTGCTCACCCCGTACCGGTCGCCGATGGCCGCCTTGAGCACGTTCATGGCCCGGTCGGCGTACTGCTGCCATTCGTCGAGGCGCCACCGCGCCAGCGTGAGGGCCGCGGCCGCCTGGCTCTCCGCCTCGGTCGCCGGCGCGCACCGCTTCTCGCCGACGAACTGGGGGTGCTTCGCCGCGAGGGCCGCCGCGGTCGCCGGGTGCGCGTCGATGGGGGCCGACTCGGACCCGAGCAGGTAGCGCTCGACGTACTCGAGCGCGCGGCGCTCGATCTCCCGGCCGAGGGTCTCGTCCCAGCGGACGGTGTAGATGCCGGTGTCGCCGCCCGTGCCGAACAGCACGGCCACGTGCCACTCACGGTAGCCGGTGCACAGCATGCCGCCGTAGCACTGCAGAAACACGTCGGCCGGGACCTCGTCGGTGCCCCGCTCGCCCCACTCGCGCTTGAGGAACTCGCTGCGCCACTTGCACTCGAGGCCAGCGTGCCGGTCGGGGAAGACGGCCAGTGCGTCCGGCGAGGCGAGCAGCCGCCCGCTCGGGTGCCGCACGCTGTCGGGCCGGTAGAGCACCGTCACCACCTGCGGGTAGGTCCGCGCAAACCACTGCGCGATGTACGGCTCCACGACCAGGCCGAGGTCCGCCGCGCCGCCGGCGGGGCGCGGGGCGAGCTCGCCCCGCTTCCGGAGCTGGAGGGCGAGCGGCGAGGTGTACTTGCCGAACCCGAGCGCCGCGGCGAACTCGCTGGCCCCGAGCCGCTCGGCTCGGTAGGTCTTCGGATCCTCGCCCGGCGGGACGGGGGCCGGGTCGCGCTCGGCGGGGGTCGGGTAGAAGGTGCGCTCGTGACTCATGCGTGCCTCGTGGTGGCGTCGAGCAGGCGGAGGATGTAGGGCCACGCGTCCTCGGAGGACAGGCGCTGGACGGCGAGACCGGCGGCCTCCGCGCGCACCCGCGCCCGGGTAATGACCTCGTGCCGCCGCGTGGTGTTGGCCGGATTGAACGGCCGCGTGTCGCCCCGCGTTTGCCGCCGCTCCACGACCCGGGCAAGGCAGAGGGCGAGCGGCGTGTCCAGAAACACATGGACGTACTGGTGGCCCGTGACCTGGAGCTCGGCTGCCAGCACCTCGTATCGTCGGAGCTCGCTGGCCAGCAGGCCCTCGAACAGCACGTGATAACCCTCCGCGAGGTAGCGCCGGATGCGTAAGGCGATCTCGTCCTGGGTGGGGATGGTGTCGCAGCCGCCGCACGTCGGCTCGTAACTTCCCAGCACGATGAGCGGAAGCTCGCCCGTGCTGCAGTAGGCGATCGGGTCGCGGCGCCGCTTGCCGGCCAGGGTGGGGTCGAGGTACGGATCGCGGATCGCCGTGAAGGGCCACTGGGCGAGCGCCTTGCGGACGACGGTCGTCTTGCCCGAGCCGGAGTTGCCCCGGAGCTGCACGACGATCATCGGATGACCTCCTCTGCCGCCAGGTGCTCGAGGATGAGCCGCTCGATGCGTCGCGCGACGGCGCGCGCCCGGCCCCGGCCGGTAGCCGCGCCTTGATAGGCCCGGCGGAGGTCCGCCGGCCAGTCTGCGACCAGGAAGACAGAATCGATCTCCGTTTCGGTGGCGTAGTCGGCGATGCCGGCGGTGCCTTTCAGCCCGAGCAGCACCGCTGCGACTTCATGGATGTTCGCGTCTCCGCCCGAGTAGCGGGAGACCGCCGGCACACGCCGCCGGTCGAGAAGGACCGCCCAACCCGCGATGCACGCCGTGGTCCCGCAATGGTCGATGGATCCGGGCGGAAGCTCATCCAGTAAGAAGATGTCGGGGCGCCGCCGGTCCGGTGGTCTCTCCGGGACTACATAGAAATCCATGTTGAGGCGCTCCGGGTGCTCGAGAATGACGTCTCGGACACAGAGCAGCAGCGGCACGTTCAGCTCAGCCACGGTCCGCCTCCTCGAGATCGAGCTCCCGGAGCATCGCGGCGTACACGGCCGTGTCGGTGGCGCTGTCGGCGTGGCCGCCGTTGGCGAACTGCGCGGCGTAGCGCATGAGCTTGGTCACCGCGAGCTCGAAGCAGAAATAGCGGCTGAAGTCGGCGGCCGTCTGCAGCTGCAGGCCGGCCGGGAAGATCGCCTCGAGGGCCCGACCGTGCCGCTTGTAGTGGGCGGCGTAGGTGGTGTTGCGCTCCTCGAAGAGCGCGGCGGCGCCGCGGAGCACGTCGGCCGCGTCCGGGCGCCGCGTGGTGGGGTCGGCTGCGGGCGCCGACGGGCGAGTGGAAGCACGACGATGACGAGCCATCAGGGTATCTCCGGTGAGGGTGGAGCGGGGTCGCGAACCTCGCCCGGGGGCGCGGCTGGTGCGCGCGGAGTAAAGGGGATCTGCACGCCGAACCGCGCGCTCAGCCAGCCATAGGCGGCGAGGCGCCAGTCATCCGCCTCGATGCGGCTGGCGATCGCGACGGCGGCGGCCGCGCCTGCCACCCGCGCCCGCCAGCACCGCACCATGGGCTGGGCAACCTCGAGGAAGAACGGGTTGTGAAAGAGCCGCTCCGCCCCGTCGAGCAGCCACTGCTGGAACGCCACCAGGTCCACGTCGAGCGCGTCGGGGTTGAGCGCGAGCGGGGTCGGCCGGACCCCGTGCGCGGTGTATGCGTCGGGCAGGGTCGCGTATTCGGTCGCCGAGCGATACCGCCACACCGCCTCGTAGACATGGGCGTTGGCGACGACCTGGGTGAGCGTGCCGGGCTGGAACTCGGCACGCGCGGCGAGGTACTCGAGCAAGAAACTAAACTGCACGGCGTTGGCGCCGAGCGTCCCCCACACGAGGTCGCCGCTCCGCTGCAGCACCACGAGGTCGAGGCGGCCGTCCGTCCCGCGCTGGACGGTCACGGTGAGGTTGCAGGGCAGATCCTTCGGCGCCTCGTACCGGAGCGCCTGGGTGCGTTCGTAGCGGGTGTCCCACATCTGCAGCACCACGCGCCGGGTCGCCGGATTCGCGCGGAGCTCGCGCACCGCGTCGTCCAGCTGATCGGTGCCGAACGCTCCGCGCCACCGCCAGCCATAGGCCCCGTGCCAGGTGGCGCCGTCGTCACTGAAGTCGTCCACCCGAGGTAGGAACTCGCGCAACGGCGCGATGCGCCGGCCGCCGCCGAGCATCCACAGGCTTTCGGCCAGGTGGAAGAACGGGTTCGCACGGCGCGTCGGGCTGAGGAGGATCCGCTCACGGGGGCACAGCGTGTGGATGACCAGCGGGCCGGGCAACTGGCGCACCCGGCCGCCGCGGGTCTCCACGGGAACGCCGAGCGCTTCGACGAACTCCACGGCCTGCGCCCAAGCATCGTTGACGTTGCGGGCGCGGATGACGTGTAGGGTCATGCAATGAACCTCCCCCGCTCTCGGCGGAGCTGCTGGCGCAGCCTGAGGGCCCAGTGGGCCGCGAGGACCGTGGTGCTCTTGTTGCCCCCGGTGGCGACCATGAGGCCGCGCTCGAGCCGTTGGAAGATGCCCAGTTTCGCGCCCACGGCCGTCGGACACGGAGCGGCGGTGTGGCCCAGGTAGCCGCGAGCGCCGGCGAGCTCGAGCCGGGTACGCGCGGCGGCCCAGCGCGCCGGGTCGTTGGCCTTGTAGGAGCCGCCGTCCCCACCCCACCAGTACCCATCCGCGTGTTGCGCGAGCACCAGGTGGCGGAACGGGGCCCACATCTTGAGGACCGGGCCCGGCGCTTCCTGGAACCGGAAGGCGGCGCCCCACCGCGGCGCCACGCGACACCGTACCAGCTCCGCCGACCAGGCCCCCGCCGCCACGATGACGAGGTGCGCCGTTGCCTCGGTCTCCGCCTCGCCCTGCTTGACGTAGCGGACCTGACCAGGACCGACGGTCCGGACCCGCGCCGGGATGATGAACTCGGCCGGGGTCGCCTCGAGCACGCGGCTGCCCTCCAACTGCGGCACCCGCCGACCGCGAAGCTCGGCGCCGAGGAAGCCGTAGCGCTCGTCGAGCGAGGCAAGCACGTCCCGGACCGTCGGCACGAAGGGTGTGATCCAGCTCTCCACGAGCAGGCCGATGGAGAGCGGCGAGGCGCCCGGCCGCCCGGGGTCCGCGAACCAGCGCACCTCCCAGCCGTCATCCAGCAGCATGTGGCCCAGCTGGGCGCCGGCGAGGCCGTGCCCCACGATGAGGGCGCGCATCAGGTAGTGCCGGCCCGGAGTTGCTGCGCGGCGGCCGTCGCGGCGGTCCACACCAGCTCGAGCACCGACGGCCGCGCCGCCGGCGTGAGGAACATGGGGTCGGGCACCCGGGTCTCCCCGGCGTAGGTCGCGAGACAGATGAGCCGCTCGTCCCGGTCGCCGCGGGGCAGCAGGCCAGCCAGCCGGCGGCGGTTCCCGCTGTCCATGTAGAAGATGTGCGTCGCCTCGGCCAACTCGGCTGGCTCGACCAAGCGGCTCCGGTGCGGGTCGAGCGCCTGCTGGGGCGGCGAGCTCGCGCCCTCGGCGAGCACCTTGAGCCGGGCGAAGGCCCGCACCCAGGGCGGGGCCCGGCGGCCCGCGGTGACGAAGCCGCCTTGGCGGACCTCAACCCCGGCGCACGCGAACGCGAGGGCCGCCAAGGGACTCCGGCACACGTTCCCGTGGCACACGACGTAGACAGACGGCGTCATCCGACACTCTCCTCTCCGGCCAGCAGCCGGGCAATGTTCTCGCGGGCGCGAGGGTGGTCGCGTCGGGTAGCGCGATAGCGCCGCTCGAGGCGGTGATATTGTGGCTTGCTCATGCCGGCACTTCGTCCCGGGCGAGCACCGCCCCGGTATCGACGTAGACCCGCCGGCGCAGGAGCTCGATCCCGTGCCAGCCGCGCGCTTCGCCGAGGTAGGCGGCCGGGAGCGCCGCCGCGCGGGCGCGCCACCAGAGCCGGAATCGCCCCTCCTCGCGGAGCCGCGCCCCCCAGTGCGGTTCGCCCGGGCGGATGATCGGCTCGGCCTCGAGGAACCGCTCGAGCATCTCGTCGATGTCGTTCCCGACGTAGTACTTGCCCCCGTGGAGCCCCTTGAAGTTGCAGCAGACCGTCTCCAACTCGTCCCAGGTCCACGTCTCGCCCTGGGCGCTGACCCACGTCTGGAGCTCGTCGGCCGCGCCGAGGAGGTGCCGCACTGGCGCTCGCGGATCGACGCCGGTCACCAGCGCCAGGCCCTGAACCGGGTAGCTGCCGGGTTCGGGTAGCATGCTCGGGAACTCGGCGTTGAGCCCGTGCACGTGGATCAGCAGGTCCATCCACTTGAAGGCCGCCCAGTTACCGATGCTGTAGAGGCCGCGGAGTGCCCGATAGATCACGCGGAACCGCTCGGTGGGGGTCCGGACGCCCACCGCTTCCGAGTGCAGCCAGCGGTGGAACCCGCCCGCCAGCGCGAGCGCCGTCGCGTAGCCCAGACAGGCGCGGGTGAGTAGCTTGCCGCGGCGGGCATGCCGACGCTCCGAGCCGTAAGGCTGCAGCTGACACGCCTCGCATGGCACCTCGCCAGGTTCGGGGTGGTGCTGCCAGGCGATGATGGCGCTGGGGAGGTGGTAGAACTGGACGTAGAGGAACGTGAGCCAGTGGGCCGACTCCGGGTCGAGCGCCGCGTCCCGGTAGGCGGTGCGTAGGACGTCATAGACGGGGTCGAGGTCCCGGCTCCGGTGCATGAGCTGGCCAAACCGGAGGAACGCCCCCCGTCGGCCCTCAACGGTCGCTCGGCTCACGTGGGCGCTCCCTGGTAGCGGCGCCGGTAGGGATTGACCCCTAACCGGGCGCGCTCGTACTTGTAGAACTCGCAGAGGCTGTGCTCCACGTCCCGCGCCAGCAGGGGGCGAGTGGTCGGCTGGTCCCCCGTGATCGCCGCCAGGAGCGCCTCGAACAACGGATATGGTTTCCGGCCGGCCGCGAGCGGCCCGAAGACGAGTTTGAGCCCACGCAAGGCACCGGGCCCGAGGTTGGCGTAGGTCGCCCGGTCCGGGGCCTCGGCCAGGAGCGGGAGATAGGTGAGGTCGCTGGCGATCTCGTAAGCGAGGAACCCGCCGACCCACGCATGTTGCTGCAGCCGCTCTACCGTGCGCGCTACCGTGACCCGTTCCCCGTCGGTGCCGCTCCAGTAATGGCGCCAGTGGTGGCGATAGTCCCACATCGGGCCCCACACGTTCCGCACGAGGTGGCCAGGTTTGTCACTGCCCTCGGCTGCCGCGATCACATAGGCCGGTGCGAAGACCTTCTCCTTGCGGGCCGCCCGCGCGCGCAGCAGGTCGAGCGCGGTGAGCGGCTCCCAGGCATCCGGCGAGGCAAACAGCCCCGCCTGCTCGAGCTCGTCAAGCGTCTCCGGGAGGTTGAGGAACCGCACGATGGCCGCGAGGAACCAGCTGTCCACGCCCCAGCTCGGCCAGGCGCGGCCGTAGAGCGCGATGGCGTGCACGCTGCCCCGGTCGAGCTCGCGGAAGACGTTGCAGAAGTGCAGCTCGCGGAAGAGTGGGTCGGTCGTCCACGGCCAGCGCGCGCCGACCCGGCGCAGCTCGGTGATCTGGTGGCGCTCGCTGATCCAGCGCCGGAACCCGGCATAGCCCGGCCACTCGGTCGGCACCGGCAAGGCGCTGGTCATGGCGCCTCCCGCGTCACGGTCGCGAGGCCGACGCTGTCCCACCGGCCGCGGTCGATCTCCTCGCGGACCTGGGGCAGCGGTTTCGCCTGGACCCCGACGAGCTGCTCGCCGTCGCGCCAGACCGCCAGCCACTCGGCCATGTCCTTCAGCCCGCGTCGGTAGATCTCGAGCTCGCGATTACTCACATGCGGATTCACGAATAGCTCCAGGAAAAAGGGGTGTGGCCCCGCCGCCGCACGACCGCGGTGCGGAGTTCCGCCATAAACCGCCGACCCGCCGGGCGACCCCAGGCCCGGGCTATGTAGATTCGGAACTCGCGGCCGCCGCCGCGTTCCCGGCTCCGGTCGCAGATCACCGCCTCGCGACACTCGACTGGCTTGATCGCATGAATGGCGCAGGCGCCGGTCGGACGGTCGTAGAACGTGCAGCCCATACGCTCCGCGTCGGAGAAGCCTCGCGGGAAGAGCTCCCCCGGCGGGAGCGACGCGGCCGCCGGCAGCACGACCCACACGGTGCTGTCGTCGCGCAGCCCGCCCAGCTCGTATCCTCCGAACCAGCGGTCGAACGCGAGGTGCGTGTCGAACAGCGCCGCCGGCGGCTGCTCCAGCATCGCGGCGAGGAGCCGCACATCTCCCGGGCTCATCCAGCCCGGGAACCGCTCGCAGGCCGAGCGGCACACGCCGCACCCGCACTCCGGGCCGGACCAGCACCGCGCGGGCGCCGTCACGGGCGGTCCTCCCGGCGCCGGCTGGACACCTCGCCACGCGCCTCCTCGTCCAGATGCTTGCGGACCGCGAGCCCGAGCGTGATCAGGGCGTACTCGAGCCAGGCGACCACGCTGCGCGGCGTCGACGGCGCCGGCGGCCCGCGGTGCAGGATGAGCGCCGTGAAGCAGCCCGCAAACGACCGCGCGGCCCAGGCCCCCGAGCCGCGCCAGGCGGCCGCGCGGCGGAACCCGGCCACCTGGTATCGGCTTGCCAGATCGAGCTCGAAGACGCCGAGCGCGGGGTCGAGGGCCGCCTCGAGGTACCGGCCGCCGCCGGCCACCCAGTCGGGATCCTGCCAGGTGCCGGGAACCTGCTCGCGGCCCGCGTAGAGCACGTGCGGAAGGAGCGCGAGCACCGCCGGGTAACACCACAGCAGCCCGTCACCCAGCCGGGTGAGCCCCGGCTCCGGGCGGGTGGCCAGGAGCTCCTGCGCGGCGAGCCGTTCCATCTCCACGACGGTGAGATACGGGGCGGCCCCTTCGGCGCGGAGCGCCGCGAACCCGAAGCCGAGCGTCGGGCCCGTCACGTCTCCACCTCCGCCTGCTCTGCCTGGTCGTTCATCCAGGCCTGGAGCTGCTCGGCCACTCGCTTGGTACACGTATCGCATACGACACCGAGCGGGGTCGCGCTACGCCCTTGCGGGATGGCTCGGAAACCGATGAGCGGGTCGACCTGGGCCGCCTCCATCGACAGCACTATCACGACGACCGGCGTGTTGGCCGGGAGGAGCCGTCCACAGCGACCGCACTTGACCTCAACCATCGGCGCCTCCGGCAGGGGTGGTGCCGGTCACGAGCCGGGCCACGCCCTCGAGGTAGGCAGCGCCCCGGAGCCTGTGGGCCGTCGTGCTCGGCTCGGCCTCGGCCGCCGCCCGGACCGCGACGAGCTCGGGCAGGAGCTGGCGCCACTCGCCGAGCGTCGCCGTGAAGAAGGGCGCCCGGTTGTTGAGCGCCTCCGCGAGCCGGCGAGCGACCGGCACCTCACGGGCCCAGAGGGCCCGCGCGACCGCCTCACGCTCCTCCGTGACGAGGAACAGCTTGCGTTTCAGCGGCCGGCGGGCCGTCACTGGACGAGCTCCGGCGCGGGTCTGAGCCACCGGGCCCACACGCGCTGGCCGCAGGGCCAGCAGAAGCGTTCTCCGGAGCCGTAGACCGGCGCCTCCCCGAGATACTCCATGTAGCGCTCTCCTGGCGCGATCGCGCCCGTGCAGCCGGGCCGGTCGGGGTAGGCCGTCGGTCGGCGGGCACACGCGCACTGGTAGGTCTTCCGCGCGGTACGCTCTACCAGTAGATGGTCGGCGTCGAGGAACTTCACGAGCCGCTCCCGCTCCCGTAGGCGCGGTGCACGGCCGGGTCGCGGAACTCGCCCGCCTTGGGATTGCGTCGGGCTAGGGCGAACGTGGCAGACCGCTCCGGGTACTCAGCGGCGTAGCAGTCCTCACACAGCCCGACGAGCTGCCGATTGCTGAGGGCCGAGTACTTCGCCGGGGCGCCGCAGTCGCAGGTCTTGGTCATGGGTCGGGCTCCTGTGGGGCGACGGGCCGGTTAGTCTGAGGCCGGGTGGATGGACTTCTGCAAGGCCAGAGCGCGCGCCTCGTATTCCGCCGCGTTCTGCTCATGGAGCTGGCTGCTCTCGACGGAACCGTACCGTCGCCGCCGGTCGTCCTGGGCAAAGGCCCGCTCTGACCTGGCGCGACTCAACCAGTATTCGGGGTCATCGAAGGGCGACGGTCGTTTGGTCATGGTGTGTCATTCCTTTCGGGCGACGGGCCGGCGCTCACGGCGTGGAACCAGCGGGTGCGGCCGGAGTCGAGCCGGACGAGCACGATGCTCCGGCCCGCCTTGGTGACCCGGCCGACCAGGAGCCCGTCGTGCACCGTCGGGATCGTAACCCGGGTGCCGACCGGGGGTGGCGTGGGCTGCGTCGTTGCCATGGCGTCAGCCCTCCCGGCGCGGCGCGGCAAAAGGCCCCGCGGCGAGCTCGGCCGCGGCCCGGTCGGCCTCGGCGGCCGCGCGGAGGATCAGGCGAGCGTAGGCCCGCGCCACCGTCGTGGAGACGGACCCGATGGCTGACCAGTTGACGGTCCCTCGGGGCGGGAGGTCCGGCATGACGGTCTCGCGCTCCGCCCGGGCCTCAACCTTGATGCGGTCGTGGTAAAGGCGGTCGCGAGAGTCGCGCCGCTCCGGGCCCTCCTGCGCCACCACGGCGCCCCAGCGGCGTTCCTCGACCGAGATCCATTGGTCCGGGGTGACCGTCACCTCGGCGGCGGCGAGCGCGGCGTCCGCCATCTCGTCGGCCGCTCGCCGGGCCTGGTTGCGCTCTCGCCGCTCGCGCTTCCACTCCCACTCCGCGTCGGCCTCGAGCGCGTCGGCATGGAGCGCCGCGCGCTCCAGCGCGGCCCACTCCGCCTCCTGTACCTCGGCGGTGCGGAGGAAGCTACCGTCGCGGCGCTCGAGCGGCCGGCCGGGGTGCGGCCCGCTCTTCGGCTTCCCGGTGGCCTCGTCGGTGGTGTCGAGCTCGATGAAGTAGGTACCGAGCTTCCGGCTGTAGCGGGCGATGGTGCCGACCCGGCCGTACCAGCGATCGGCGGTGTCGGTGAGGACGACCCGGGCGCCCTTGCGAGGCGCGCGGGTCCGGGGCAGGCGGGTCGAGTCGTTGATGGCGGCAGTCACGGGTGCCTCCTGGGCGGAAGAAAGAAGGGAGCGGGAGCGCTAGATGGTGAGCGAGCGAGCGATGGCGGCGGAGCAGCGCCGGTGCGACCGGGCGAACGCCCGGGCCCGGCCCGACTCCGGCGGCGCGGCGTCTCGGAGCTCGAGCGGGTCGGCCTCGCTGCCCGGCTCGCCGCAGTATTCGCAGACGTCAGCAGGCACGCGGGGGTCGCGGTCGAAGGCCGGGATGTCCTCGTTGGGCGCCGGAACCTCGGCGTGGGCCGCGCGGAGCGTCGCGCCGAACAGGTAGTTGCCATCGGCGTCGTACACGCCAAGCTCGGAGCCGTCCAGCACCCAGACGAGATCGACCCGTTCGCCGATCATCGGCTCGGCGCTCTCGCAGCCAGCGAACCCGTACCAGTCGGTTTTGGTGAAGGGGCGGAACTCCACGTGCGGCAGGTGCGCCACGACCTTGGCGACGGACCCGGGCTGGGCGTTGTGGATCTCGGCAAGCTGCTCAGGGGTGATGCGGGCGGTGGCAGTCACGGGTGCCTCCTGGCGGAAGAAAGAAAAGGGGGGGAGCGGGGGGAGCGCTAGACGGTGTAGCAGAACGTACCGTTCTGCTTGGCGAGGCGGATCTTGCCGAGGCGCAGGGCGATCCGGCAGGCCTCGACGGCGTTCAGCACCGGGAGCCCCGTCCGCGCGGCCAGCGTAGCCCGGTCGGCCACGGCAATGGGCCCGGCGGTTACCGCCGCTTGGGCGAGGTCGGAGAGGGTTGCGGGAGCGGTGCGGTCGGTGGCGGTCACGGGCGCCTCCTAGCTTGGGTGGGTCTCTCGGTAGACGCCCCTAAGATAGTGCCTAGTGCGCGATCGCGCTAGCCCTATGCTAAGTTGCGGTGCCGCGGACGGTTAGAAGAACCGGAGTGGCAGGCGGGCCTCGACCGCCAGGGCGGTCCCGGCGCTCCCGCCCCCGAGACCGAGCCCCGCGAGCGCCCGGAGCTCCACCGGCCCTAGCCGAAGGTCGAGCGTTGGCCCGAGCGCTAGGCGCCCCGTAGGCCCATCGACCAGGAGCAGGGCGCTTACCCCTAGCCGACCCGGCCGCGGGAGCGGCGGCGGGGCCAGAGGCCGCGGGCAAGGGGCCTTGGCGAGCTCCCGCCGGAGGGAGGCCGCCGTCTCCCCCAGCTCGAGCCGGACCGCCGCCAGGGTGTCCTGGGCCTGGGCAAGCCGGGCGTCGGCGGCCTGCATGGCCCTGGTCGCCTGCTCGAGTGCCCGGTCCCGCCCGGCGAGGAGCCGCCGGAGTTCCGGCTCCGCCCCGGCGCTCCCGACCGGCGGGGCCGGCGGCAGCGCGGTCGGCACGGCGGCGGCGAGCTCGGCCCGGGCGCCCGCCAGCTCGCCCTCGAGGCCTGCCAGCCGCCCCCCTTGGTCGGCGAGCGCTCGGCTCGCGGCCGCGCCGTAGCGAGCCAGCCGCGCGTTGGCGCTGTCGGCCGCGACCGCCGCCGCGCGACTCGCCCGGTACCAGCCGACGCCGACCAGGCCGCCAGCGAGGAGGGCCACCAGCAGGTAGCCCAGCGCTCGGCTCACCGCGAGTCGTGCGGAACGCCGCGGACCGCGTGCATGGCGTCGAACAGCGCCCGGCGCCGAGCCTTGTGCTCGACGATCCGTGCCGACCGCTCCTTCCCCTTGCCGAGCTTCTGCTGGTCGGCTTCGAGCGCCAGGATGGCCTGGCTCTGCACCTGCACCGCCGCGGTGAGCTCGGCCTGGATGGGCGCCCGATCCTCGGCGACGAGTTCGGCCGCCTGGGTGCGGAGCGCAGTGAGCACAGCGTCCCGCCGCACTTGCAGCGCGGGCAACGGGGTCTTCGGTTCCCTCCCCTCGCGGGTAGCGATGCGGGCGGTGGCCTCCTCGCCGACGATGAGCTGCAGCGTCTCGAGGCACTGCGGGATGGTCTGCGTGATGTCGGTCATGGTATGCGCCTCCCCCGGGTTACATCGTTGGTGCGAAGGTGGACATCGTCACGGTCTGCCCCGCCGCGATGACGGCATTGTCGAGCTCGATGTCGCCACCGCCGCCCGAGCCGCTCACGGTCCCGTCGAGCCGCTTGGTGTCGCCCGCGTTCCGGAGGCGGAACCAGCCCGCCGTGCCGGAGCCGTCGGCCGACGAGTCGCTCCAGGTGTTGGCCTTGGCCTTCGACCCGCCCGAGGCCGACGCCCAGGGGCTCGAGGGCAAGGTGATGGAGGCGAGCAGCGTGCCCGAGGCGGCATTCTCGGCGCCCGGGGGCGACCCGCTGTAGATCTCCAGCACGGCCCCGGCGGGGAAGTCGGTGTCGAACTGGTCGAGCAACCCGTCCGCCTCGGTGTTGTTCAGGTCGACTGTCATGGCCGGCGTTCCTCCACCCAAAAGGTTAGGCGATCACTGTGCGATCCGACACCAGGAACGGGCGCACCAGGTAGTCCGCCGTCCCGGTCTTGTACCATACCTCATAAGCCATCGCGCCCACGCCGAGCGGGAGGACGTGCGTCTGCATCAGGCTCTGGCTCACCAGCACGTAGAACGTACCCACCTCCCCCGCTTCTTCGCTCGCCGCGAGATCCTCCACGTTCGCATGGATCGCGGCGAGCGTCGTCGGATCGCTGGCGAGCCGGAGCAATAGCCCCGTCACGGCGCCAGCCGCCGACGGGGTGGCGAGGGCCCCCGTGCTATCCGGCACCCGGGCCTTCGCCCGGAATCGCTGCTCTTGGTTGCAGTTGCGTTCGATCATGGCAGGCTCGCATCCCGGAGCTCAAGGGAGGCTACGGTGGCGCTTCGCAGCTCCAGCGTAGGCACCGTCGCCGACAGCAAAGATAGCGTGAACGTGGCGGTCACCCCGGTCGCCGTCAGGCTAAGGGCGATCGGCAACGACCCGACCCCCACGATCGCCACCGCGCCCGTGGCGGCGAGACCGACCAGGACGGCTGGCGCCGCGCTGCCGCTGATCGCCGCCACCGCCGCCCCCGCCAGGCCGATCGGCACCGCAGGCGCCCCGGTCCCCGTCGCGACGACGACGCCCGTCCCCGTCAGGCCGAGCGAGATCGCCGGGGTCCCGGTCCCATAGGCGGCCCCGGTCGTGGTGCCAGTGGCGGCCAGCCCGACGGCGAGGAGCGGCGCGGCCGTCCCGGCGCTCGGAGCCGTCGCCGTGGCGGCGAGGCCGAGCGCGATGGCTGGCGTCCCGGCGCCAGCTGCCAGCACGGCTCCCGTGCCAGCCACCTCCAGCGCGATGGCCGGGGTACCGACTCCCGTCACGCCGCCGGCGCCGCCTGCGGCGGTGAGGCCGACCATAATGGCCGGGGCGCTCGAGCCGTGCACGAGCACCGTGCCGGTCGCGCCGAGGCCGATCGGCATCGCCGGCGAGGCGGTGCCCGCTGCCGGGGCGGTCCCGGTCGCCGATAGCCCGACCCCGATGCCCGGGGTGCCGGTGCCGGTCGCCGGCACGCTCGGCGCCGCCGCGAGATCGGTCACACTCGTCGGCGTTCCGTCGTTCCCGTTGCCGGTCTGGTCCGTCTGGGTGCCCGTTCCGGAGAGATACCAGACTGCCACCGGCGTGACCGACCAGGTGGCCGGGTCGCTCTCATGCGCCATCTCGATCGTGAGCGCGTCGATCTGGGTCGGCGTCAGCGCGACGTTGAAGAGCGCGAACGAATGGATGTCGTCGCCCCACCCCTTGTTGAAGGTCGTCTCGTTGCCGATCAGCCCATTCGCGGCGGCGTCGCCGGTGAAGGCCCCGGCGCCCACCTGCTGGAGGCTGTAGGAGGACGGAGCCGCGGGCGCCGTGCTCTCGTCGCCGACGTAGAGGATCTGGCTGCTGTCACCCGCCGCGCTGTCCCAGACGCACGCCACCCGACACCATTTCGCGGTCCCGAAGGCCGCGAAGTTGGAAAGGAGCGCCTCGATGTGGAGGTTCGACGATCCGCGAGCCTGGAGGAACCAGAGCCCCCCCACGGTCGACATCGAGGCCCGGAACCCGGCATCGTTCTTCGCCCAGAGCGTGGCCCTCGTGCTCGGGGTCGAGTCTGACGTCCGCGTCCACGCGAGCAGCGTGCCGGTATGGAGATCGTCGATCCCACTCCCGGAGCCCACATCCGTGCGGGCCGCGCTGGCGATGCCGTAGGTGTGCGACACGGTTAGGCGATCTCGCTATCGTCGTCGAGCGCGACCGTCCCGCGCCCGGCGGTCAGGGCGGTCCACCGGGCGTCAAGCGACGACCCGTCGAAGTGGTCGAAAAAGCTCATGAGGCCCGGAGGCGCGCGACGACCGCGCGGTGAATCGCCCCGGCGAGCGCGGGATCCTCGGCCCCGTCCCGGAGCGTGGCGGTCTTGAGTGCCAGGCGCTCCTCGGGAGGCAAGCCCGGGTCAATCGTCCCCGCCTGGGCGGGGACCATCTCCAGCCGTCGCCGCTGGGCCCGCGCGATCCGCGCCACGGCGCTCCGCACCGGCACCCGCCGTTGGAGCTCGGCGGGCGAGCGGCGCACGATCCCATAGACCCGGTCGCGGGAGATCTCCAGCGCCCGCGCCGCCTGGGCCACGTTCCCTCGCGACCATTCAAGGGCCGCGAGGACGTGCTCCTCGATCATCCGCTCGAGCGGAACCGGCTGCTCGGTCACGGCACCGAAACCCGATCGCACGGCTGCTGCGGCAGCACGAACCGCGCGGTGCCGGTCGCGCCCGGCACCTTGGTAATCGTGAGGTCCAGGCAGCGCGCATCGGCCACGACCTGCTGCGCCGCCGTCGCCCGCAAGGATGGGTCGATCGGCACCATGTAGTGGCATGCAGCCGGGTCCGCCGCCCGGAGCGCTTGGTGACCGTCACCGAACGTGATCCGGGTACAGACCACGAGCGTCCGCCCATCCGCCACCACGGCATTCCGGACGCCCGAGATAAGCCCCTCCACCCTAACGACGCCTAACTCCGTCCCGCCGTAGGGTTCAAACGAGAAGCGCGAGGTATCGGCACGTCCGGCCGCGTCGGTCACGATCAGGGCCCAGGTCATCGTTCCCACCGTCGTACTGGCCCAATGATGCGTAAGCTGCGGGGTCGTGCCGACCTGCTCGCCGGCGCCAGCGTTGGCGCGCCAACTGTAGGCTATAGCGCCGGTCGAGGCGCGGCCGTCGAATTGGCATGTCCCGGCGCCATCACAGCTCACCGAGGCCATAGCCCGGAGCGAAGACGAAGGCGGAGGGGGCGGAGGGGGCGTGCCGCCGCCATTCGTCGCCGACACGTCCAGGTCCGCCCTGAGCCGATAGTGTGCCCCCGGATTCGCGAGCGCCTGATTGCTCGCCGCCTCGAGGCCGACGTGGTAGCTGGTATGCCGGCTCACGGTGTCGCCGGCGGGGCTCACGACGTAGTAGTACCCCTGGATGTTCACCGCCGGCGGAGTAGCCCAGGCCAGCAGCGCCACGACCGCGAGCGCGGCCCCGATCCGCTTCAGCATCTCAGACCTCCTCGAACTGCGGGTAAGCGGCTTGCTCAGCCGCATGGGCTTCCGCCTCGCGCGTCCGTGGATGGGTCCAGACCCAGAGCCATCCCCGCTCGGCGTACTGGCGGACGTGGGTCGCCTCGTGGCGGAGCGTCGGGTCGTTGATCCCGGCGGACCCGCCTTCGTAGACCGTGTCGCCGAAAGTGACGTTCGTCGACGGCCACGGGAACCGGCGGCGCTTGACCCGGACGTGGAACGCCTTGCCGTCCGCGAAGGTCGCGGTCAGGCTACGGGTGACCGAAGCCCAGGAGGCGAGGGCGGCGATCACGAGACCAGCGAAAAACAGCAGCGCCAGGAGAAGCTGGAGGATGGTGAAGAGCGTGCCGATCATGAGTCCCTACCTCGCGAAGAGGGTAGCAGCGTGGGGTGCCGGCCAAAGCCCGACGTGGATGTGCGGCCCGCCGGGGGCACCGGGCTCGAGGCCCAACTCGATGCCGCCCTCGCCCGCCGGAACAGGGGTATCGACCAGGCACCGCACCAGGCGATAGCGAGCCTCACGGTCAGCGATCCACCGGAGATCGACCGCGCGACCCCGGAGATGCAGCGACCCATCGGACCCACCAGTCGGGACGTAGTCGCGTCCGTCGGAGGTGAGCTCGAGCGCCGCGCCGAACGACTCCCGCACCTGGTCGAGGAACTGGAGCAAGGGGAAATGCATCGCGGCCGGGTGGCGAAATTCCTCCCAGCTAAAATGTCTGAGCGTGGCGATCTCCTCGCGACTTGCCATTGCGCTAGTCCTCCCCCGGCCCAGCCGGTCGGCCGCGGCCCACGAGTTTTCCCAGGCCAGCGCTGACGCCACCGCCGAGCGCCTCCCAGACCCGGCCGGCGGTCGCCTTCCCAAGCATCTTCGGTGCGATCAAGAGGACGACGCTCGCGGCGAACGCCCAGGGGATGCCCTTGTGGTCGGCCAGCGGGGCCCAGTGGCCGGTTTCGTGCGCGAGCTCGACGACGACCCGCGCGAGGATCGAGAGAATGCCGACCGCGAACGCGATGTCCTCGAGCAGCCGGCTCGGGTTGAACCGGTAGTGGTCGATCGCATCGGCGGATCGGCTGGGTCGTCCGGGTGACGGCGGCGGCGCGCTCGGATCCGTCATCGGAACCTCCGAGGTTGCGAGGGTGGGACGCGGCAATCGAGGAGGTCGGCCGCCTCCTCGTTATGCTGGCGGACGATGTCGCGGCACCGGAGCCGCAGGAGCTTCGTCTGGATCGCCACGGCCGAGTCGGTGGCGGTGGAGAGCCGGGTCACGGCGGCGGTCAGCGTCGTGATTTGCTGCTCGGCGGCGTCCAGCCGCGCCGGCGCCCGGAGCATCCCAGTTGTGAGCCCGAGGACGATGGGCACGGCCGAGCCGATGGCGCTGGCGGCCAACATCCGCCAGAGCTCGCCGCGGAGAGTCGGGGTGTCGACGGTCGTCATGCGGCGGCCACCTCGCGAGACAATCGACCGGGCAGCGTGCCGAGCGTGAGGCTCGGAGCGAAGGGGTTAGCGCTGGTGCGTTTGCAGTCGACAATCCGCAGCATCTTCCGCTCCGCCCCGGTCACCGGTTCGGTAATCGCGAGCGTGATCCCGACATCCATGCCATCCGCGCTGTAGGTCGACGGGTCGAGCCCAAACAGGTCGAGTGCTGAAACTTCATAGCTGACGATGGGCATCGCATTGCTGTCGAAGTAGTCGTTGATCGCCGCGATGTTCTTGGCCGCGCCGGAGCCTCGGAAGAAGTCGGCCGGAATGCTAAGATCGCTAGGTGCGATCACGATCATAACAGCATCGAGGTCCCACGCCGAGCCGGAGCCGCCCCACAGGGGCTGAACCCCGATGGTCTTGACCCCCGCGCTATTCACGGTGTAGGCCACGGCCACCGTCTTATAGGTGCCGACCGGGATGTTCTGGGTCGCGCCGACTGCACCCGTGTTCGGATCGTAGAAGGCTAACCCGCCCGTGTTTCCGCCGCCGGCCGCGCTGTGGAGGTATGCCACGTAGGTCACTAGCCAGCCCGCCGGGATATAGACCGAGCGGGTCTGCTCCATCGCCTCGCCGGACCCGCCCGTCGTCCCGTCGAACCGCGCCACGATGCCCCCCTGGTGCGAGACCCCGGCGGTCGTAACCTTGGTGGGCGCATTGTAGCTGCCGACCGCCACCCAGTCGTCGGGATAGCTGCCGCTCCAGGTCCGGAGGTCGGGAGTAAGGCCGTGGTTCGTCACGGGGCTCACCAGGTTCGGGAGGACGCCGACCTTGACGCCTACATCAGTGGCCTGCCCCGCCGGCGAGTCGAGATATTCGAGCTCGTCGGGCGTGCTGTTCTTGGCGAGGTAGATCCGGTCGCCCGTCGAGATCCCGGTCGTGCTCGCCATCGCGAGTCGCGTGGTGAAGTAGTCAATCAGCGTTACGTCCGTGATCGCATGCGCGGTGTTGTTCTTATCCTCCACAGCATAGAGGCCGTTCAGCTGATCGTCCTCACGCGCGGGGCCGCGGGCCCCGAACAAGCCCTGCACTTCGATGTAGGCACCAGCACTGACGGCCGACACTGCGTAGTAGGGTCGCCAGAGGCCGTGAGCGATCTGCGGATAGGCTCGGGTCGTCTGTTCGGCGCCCTGCTCGTCCACGACGTAGTCGGCCAAGTTCTTCGCCGTCCGCACATCGGGGGTGCTGGCGCTGGCTTGGTAGATCGCTAGGTCGATGTAATAGCCGGTCGTCCCGTTGCGCCGGACGCTCACCTCATAGCGCACTCCGGTCGTCGCGTGGACGGCGGCCGCGATCTTGAGCGCTGCCGAGAGCGGCGTGTCGGGACCGCTGTACTTCACGTCGACCGTATCAGTCGGGGTCACCGTCCCCAAGGCGAAATGGCTCGGGGCAAAGGCCAGCACCCGGTTGGTGAGCGCCGTCAAGGGCGTGATCGCGAAGTCGGAAACCTCGGTCGTGAACAAACCGCTCGCGGTCTCGCCGACAACGGTGTCCTTAGACCCGAGGTCGAACTCGACGCCGGCGCCTTCACACACGAGGATACCGGAGCCGACCGACCGCCGCACTCGGCGACTGATGCGGTATTCGACGATCTCCTCGGTGCCAGCGTTGTCATAGACGAATTCGAGCACTCGCCCGACCAGGACCTCGGCGGCCAGCTCCGAAACGAGCGGGAGGTTGATCGAACACCGCCGCGCCACCAGATAGTTTTCGATCGTCGCCGTGGTCGACCATACAGTTGCCACGTTCGGAAAGAGCGTGGCGAGCCGGGTCGACCCGCTCACACAACTGAGATCGTCCCGGAGCCAGATCCCGACGAGGCGGCCGGTCGGCATCAGTCCAACACCTCGAGGAGCAGATCCCGCGACTGGTCGCCGAGCATGAGCGCTAGCCCGATGGCATCCACCGTGCCGAAGGTATCGAGGCCGTTGCTGTTGAGGTACAGCGTGGGCGTCCCGGCCCAGGCCGACGCCAGCGCCAGGGCGGAGCTCGCCGTGGATGAAGTCTCGCCCGCGCCGTTGAGCGACTGGTGGAGTTGGACAACGCCGGTCGCGGAGAGCGTCAGGCGCAGGCGGACCCGGTCGTTCACGCTCGGGCCGGCGCCCAGCGACGACGACACGAAGGTCGTCCCGTTGTGGTGCTGGGCGACGTAAGCCGAGCCGTTGCTAATGATGCTTAGGACCGGCGTGCTTGCCGCGTCGTCCGTCAGCGACAACAGGGGAAGCGACCCGGAGAGGGCGCCGTTCTCCATGAAATCGAGCAGCAGGCAGATCGACCGCGGCAGCAAGGGCAGTGCCCATTTGAGCGACTCGTCGACACCACCCCCCATGCGCAGCGCCACGAGGTCCTCGCCGCTGAACGTGGCGATCGTCCAGCGCGGGAGATAGTAGGGCAGCGTCAGGGCGACCGCGTCGGAGTCGAACGCGTTCCCGGCAGCCGCCCGGACGAGCGTGCCAGTCTGGCCGCTGCGGGCGTCGAGGCTCAGCTCGCGGGCCCGCCAGACAAACGGGTAGCGCCACCGCCGCGCGAGCGGATCGCGGACATCCAGGCCGAGCGGAGGCAAGGTCATGGTTCGGTCTCATAGAACGCGAGGCGCGCGGTGCCGCTGCTCACCTCGAGCGTCGGGTACTGCGCCGTCTCGATGTCGCCATCATAGGGATTCAACGGCCGCGGGAAGTCGCCCTGCCCAGCCACCAGGAGCTCCACCGCATCGGCGACCGTGCCGTCGTCGGAGTAGCTGACGGCCCGGTCCCGGGCGTTGACCCGCAGATAATCCTCCGAGGCGGTGATCGTCGTGCCGGTGAAGTCGAGCTCCCAGACGACGGCACCGCCGGCCGTCCGGTAGGTCACGACCGGATCGGTCCCACCGATGAGGTCGAGGATCCAGGAGCAGGGTGCCCGACCCAGCGCGAGCGGAAACCGCTCGCCGGCGGTGTCGAGGTGGAGCAGCGTCGGCTCGGGCGCCTCCCAGAGCGGCACCGGACACAGGAAGGTCAGAGTGGCGGCGATGCTCCCGCTCGAGAAGTCGGCCACGCCCGGCTCGAACTCGAGCTGCGGCGCGTAGCCGTAGGTGCGGCGCGTGAGGACGCCGTCGCTTGCCACGAGGGTAAGCAGCCCGGCCCCGACCAGGTACTTGAGCCGCTGCTCAGCCGCCACTCGGTCGCTGTAGGTCGCCGTGTCGACGAGGACCCGGAACGGGAGTTCGCGCGGCTCGCCCATGGTCGCCAGGAGGGGCACGACACCGATGCCGCCGAGCACCGGCGCCGTCGCCAGTCGTCGCGGCGATGGCGCTCGGAAGTTCGACCGGCCGACCACGCGGACCCCGAGGCGCCCATAGGTCAGTGCGACCCCGTTGACGGTCAGGCTCGGCATCTCAGTTAAACCACTGCGGGTTGGGGTTGCGGATGATACGCACCGGGTTTCCGGCGACCTCCTTCGAGGCCTGGGTGTTGTCGCTCAGGCCCTGGTCGATCTGGTCGACGAGGCTCTGCAGTTGGCTCTGGATGGTCGCCGTGAGCGTTTGCGGCGAGATCGTGCCGCCGCCGGTGTTGATGTTGAACGCCGCGTTCACCGTGACAGAGCGGCTCCCGCCACCGCCTCCCGGCCCGCTAGCTACCCCGGCGATCGGCGGCGGCGCCACGAGCGACCCCGTGTTCCGGGCGATCTCGGCCAGCAGGTCGGTCACCGTCGAGTCGGCGCCGAAGAAACTGTCGAGCGAATCCGAGAATGCCGTTGCGAGGTCCGGTCCGGCCCCGGCCGGCGTCGGGCCCGCGACCGGCGTGCCGAGCGAGCCGTCCGCGCCGACTACCACCGTGCCGCCATCACCGCCGATCGGGATCACGTTCCCCGTGATCTGACGGCTCGGATCGGACAGGATCGCAATCAGGTCCTGGAGCAGCTGTAAAAACTCCGAGCTCGTCGCCTTCCCGAAATCGCCGGGCGAGAGGCCACCGTTGTTGGCGTTCAGGAGGACATCGCGTAACGCGGCGAGTCCCTGCTCCCGGCCGCCGGCGCTCGAGAAGTCAATCCCTTGGAGCGCGTTCGTGATCCCGGTGACGCCGAACTGGCCCGCGAGGCCGAGGAGACGCGCGAACTCCTGATCCGGTGAGATCGCCCCGGCCTGAATGCCGGCCGTTAGAAATTCGCGCTGGCCCGAGAACGACTGCCCGAAGGGCCCGGTTCCCGCCTGCTTGAGCCGCGTATCGAGCTGGCTTAGCGTGGCGAGGAGCCGCGGCAGGGTCGACGTATCGAGCGTGATCCCGACCGATTTCGCAATGTCCTCCAGCTGGCTGAGGGTTAGACCATAGGTGGCGAGGACATTACGGAGGCC